TAATCCTTTTGCTAGTAACGATAAGAGTTATGAAGTGCCTAATGATGATACCTCTTATTATGCAGATGCTTTGACTGAAAGTCTTTTGTTGAAGAAACATGGATTTATGGAAAAAGAATTAGGTATTAAATTATTTCCAACTTACACATATTGGAGAATGTATACTTACGGATCCGAACTAAAAAAACATACAGATAGAAATTCTTGTGAAATATCAATAACACTGCATCTAGGTTCTGACGGAACTCCTTGGCCTATTTGTTTTAATGATCAATGTTTTGAACTAAAACCAGGAGAAGCAGCTATCTATAAAGGCATTGAGTGGCCACATTACAGAAAAGAACCTTATAAAGGTGACTTTTACAGTCAAGTATTTATGCATTATGTTCATGCTGATGGCATACATCAACAGTACAAATTTGATAAGAGACCTCTGGTAGGTTTAAAGAAATAAGCCTTTATGCTATAATAAAGCATGCCATTAACAAATGTACAGATAAGACCAGGATTCAATAAACAAGTAACTCAAACAGGTGCTGAAGGTCAGTGGACTGACGGGGATTTTGTAAGGTTTAGATATGGATTACCTGAAAAAATAGGTGGATGGCAACAAATTCTTAATAAAACTATTGTAGGTGCAGTAAGAGAACAACTTGTTTGGGCAGATTTATTAGGTAGAAAGTATGCTGCACTTGGCTCTAACAAAGGTTTATTTATTTATTATGAAGGAGCTTTCTACGACATTACACCACTTGATACAGCAAAGACTGGAGCAACATTCACAACAGTGAATACATCGCCAACGGTCACCGTAAACTTAAATGGACATGGTTTTTCAGCTGGAGATCTATTTACATTTACTTCAGTCACACCACCTGTAGGTGCAGGATATGTGGCAGCAGATTTTACAACAAACACATTTGAAGTCGTAAGTGTTGTTGACGTTGATAGCTTTACAATCACAATGTCTTCTAATGCAGCAACCTCTGTTTCTAACAGCGGATCTGCAACAATAAATCCTTACATTGAAGTTGGACCTTTGAATCAAACAGGAGGGTATGGTTGGGGTACATCATCATGGGGCGGAAAGTCAGGTATTGTATCTACACTTAACGGATCTTTAGCAGATGACACTCAAGGTAACAATGGGTCTGCAACAAACATAACGTTAACATCAACAACAGGATTTCCAACGTCAGGCACAATAAAAGTTGGAGCTGAGTTTATTTCTTACACGGGCGTATCTGGAAACGATCTAACAGGAATTACCAGAGCAACAGCGGGAACACGATCTGCACATTCAAATGGAGCAGGTGTTGAATTCTACATTGCTTGGGGACAAGCTAGTTTATCAACCACTGTAATTTTAGATCCTGCCTCTTGGTCACTAGATCATTTTGGACAAATACTAATTGCTACAATTAAAAATGGTAAAACATACAATTGGGATCCTTCAGCTGCAAATGCTTTGAACACTAGGGCAACAGTAGTAACAGGAGCACCTACCAAGTCTGTAATGTCAATTGTATCAGAGCGTGATAGACATCTAATCGTTCTTGGAACTGAAACAACTATTGGTAGTGAATCATCTCAAGACAAAATGTTTATAAGATTTTCTGATCAAGAAGATATTTCTACATATGCACCGACATCAACTAATACTGCTGGAACATTTAGATTAGACTCAGGTGTTAAGATAGTAGGAGCTGTAAAAGCAAAAGATTATATTTTAATTCTTACTGATACATCTGCTTATGTAATGCAGTTTGTAGGACCTCCATTTACCTTTAGTATAAGACAGGTCGGATCTAATTGTGGACTTATTGGCCAACACGCACTTAAATATGTCAATGGTGCTGTTTGGTGGATGGGACAAGCAGGAGGGTTTTTTGTTTACGATGGTACAGTTAAGAACGTACCGTGTTTAGTTGAAGACTTTGTATTCACAAGTAAAGGAAACAATTTAGGTATAAACTATACTGCTGGAGAACAAGTATACGCAGGTTTAAATCACCTGTACGAAGAAATTAGTTGGTTTTACTGTAAAGATGGCTCTGAACAAATTGATAGAGTTGTAACTTATAACTATGCAGAAGGACTGTGGACAACTGGATCATTATCAAGAACGTCTTGGCACGATGCCACTTTGTATGATGAGCCTTATGCAACTGAATATTCTGCAACAGCGACACCAAGTTTCCCAACTATTCAAGGTGTAACGACACAAAATGGTGCATCAATATATTACGAACATGAAGTAGGTAACAATCAAGTTGATTCTGCAGGTAACAAAACAGCTATTCCAGCTTTTATACAGTCAGGAGATTTTGATTTAGATATAGAAGGTAATGGTCAATTCTTTATGTCAATAAGAAGATTTGTTCCTGACTTTAAATTATTAACTGGAGATGCTCAGGTAACAATAAATTTGAGAGACTACCCATCCAACACTGCATCGTCATCACCACTTGGTCCATTTACAATAAATAGTTCTACTGATAAAGTAGACACAAGAGCTAGATCACGTTTTGCAAATGTAAAAGTTGCAAATCTTTCAACAGATCAGAACTGGAGATATGGTACTTTTAGAGCTGATATACAACCAGATGGAATGAGAGGATAATGGCAAAAATAAATATTATAATACCTGAACCTTCTGCTGAGTACACTCAAGAAAACCAAAGACAAATAGCACAAGCTATAAGAACCACACAAGATCAATTAAACACAAACTTTCAACAGGAGTTGAAAAACGAACAAGAAGCTTTTAATTATTTTTTATCATGACAATAAGATATAAGAACCAGGGTTTTAAACAAACAGATACAAGTAAAACTACAGTGTTTACATGTCCAACTGATGCAACAGTTATTGTTAAAAGCGTTTACTGCGCGAACAATGATGCATCTTCATCTATTTTAGTAAACATGAACTTGGTAGATTCGTCAGATTCTAATGCAGAGTATGAATTTTTTAGATCAGACTTGGCTGC